TGCGACGATCTGCAATACGTCGCCCGCCGCAAGCGAGCCGCCAGCACCACTAAGCGACTGACCGCCAGGACTGCTCAAAGTGACAGTGCCGAGCGTTCCTGAGCTGCCGCCGGCAATCTTGTTCAGTGTGAAGATGGCATTGGCCGTCGTGTGAGTGCCCTGATAGGACATCGTGCCGGCAAGCGCCGCCGGTATCGTCAGTGCCATGACCATCGGCACATTCACCACCGCCGATGCGGCGGGCTTGCCCGCGAACGGAAACGAGATCGGCACTTGCTGTACTTCGGAGGGCAACTGCGCATAGGTAGCCGTTCCGGTAAGACCCGAGAACGATGTCGTGCCGGGAGGGCCGGCAGGACCAGTGGCGCCTGTCGCTCCAGGCGGCCCAGGCTCGCCGCGCCAGTCCTCGCCCGTTGGATCGGGCGGAACGTCGGGCGGCTTTAGGTAACCGCCGTCGAAGTCAGGATCGCGCGGCATCTGCCATCCCGCCGTTAGGCCGCATCGGCATATGCGAAGGCAGCGGCTCTACATTGGCCTGTGCCAAGCACTGCCGCTGGATCTCCGAGATAAAGTGCTGTGACGTTTTGAATGGCTCGGCGAGCAACTGCTGGAGCAACCACCATTGCTGCGCCGTCAGCGTCACCGTCAGGCGCTGGTCGGGGGATATCTGCGTGTCGCTCATGTGTGCCTATACCGATGTTGTATCTACGACGAGGCCATAGTTGGCCAATGCGGTGAGCAGGTTTTTGATCGCCGTATTGCCGGCGCAGGCGCCTGCGACAGTTGGCTTCGTAATCGGCGCGGTTCCATTGAAACCGATGCGTGCGCCTGTTGGATTGAGTGAGAGGCCGGTGGTCTGCGTCCAGGTCAGATTGAGCGTGACCGCTGTAGCCGTGGGGTCGCCTGTGTGGGACAGAGAAGCAAACGTGCTGACGCGCATTGTCACCGGATTGGCCGGTGGCGTGATCGCGTATCCGGTATTGCCCATCTGCGTGATGGCAGTGGCAACTCCGCCGCTGACGGTCGAGACGGCAAACAGTAAGCCGGTCGCATCATGCACCAACGCAGCGCCGGCAATCAGATTGGCACCGCCACTCACAATAGTGCCTCCAGTGCAGCGGTAGCCGACGACATCAAGCTTCGTAGAGGTGCTGTCCGATGACAGGTAGGCATTGCCGACCTGCACAGTCCCAGCCGGCAGCGACTGTCCACTACCTAGCACCGAGAACCCGCGCGAACGAAACTGGGTGCCGGTTAAATCGATATTGTAGAAGTCTATGCCGTGTGCCGCCTGCTGCGGTCGCGTCGTAGCCCACTGTGCGCTGCTGAAGCCTGCGCTTATCAATCGCCCATTCACCGTGTCGATGGGCCATCCCCCGCCGTAGAAGGATAGGCCAACCTTCGCGCCAGCAGCGCCAAGCTGTGAGCCGATGACGATGCATTGGTCGGCTTCCCATATCGCTGGCTGATATGCATGAGTGGCCCAGCGAATAACCTGAAGGCCCGTGATCGCCGCACCTGTCGCGCCAGACTCGATACCGTAGTCGATTTCCTGCCCGGCAATGCCACGGTAATTAGTGGCGCCGCTATGGAGTGTGACATACATCGCGCCGCCGAAGCCAACTCCGGCAGCATTCGACCACAGGTCAGTGCCGCCGGATGAATAGGACAAGTCAGTAGCGAATAGCCCTGTCTGATAATTGGCATTTGCCGGGCACGCTCCGGTCTGCGACATCTGATAGCGAAAGCCTGACCGGCTTCCCGTGATGCCAGCCCCGCCAAAATAGTGTAGAAAGCCAAAACCAATCGCTTGCTGGTTGGAACCGACATCGACTGTATCGGTGGGTATTCCGAAATAGTTCTCATACAGCCATGAAGAATGGTCGGTGCTTCCGGCCATATTGATGTTATAGGCGAGCGGACACTGGTCGTAGGTAGCCGTTGTGCCGGGGAACGTGTTGGTAACCGCACCCCCGATCCGCATCCTGACCAGCTGTAATTGCTGGTTGGCTCTAACCAGGGTCAGCGCATTGCCAAGCAGCGCGCCGGTATCGCTGTAAGCGTTGGCGAACAGGTCACTGCCGACGTTGCCACCGCTCTCCGCACCGCCACCCTCGCCGAAGCGCCAGCGCAGCGAACCGGCGGTAGAGAACTCGATCCGACGCTGGGTATTTACGAGACCGTTGACAGCGATGACGGTATTTGCCGCGCCGGCATTACCTGCGGTCAGACCACCAACCCCCTGCACGCTGCCGGTTACGGTCAGGTTGCCACCCATCGTCGCCGGGCCGCCGGAGGGGTTGAGGGAGAGGGTGTTGTTTAGCGTAGCCGTGACATTGACAACGAAAGTGCCCGGCCGATCCGGGTTCATACCGGTGACCGTCACCGTCCCTGGATTGGAAGTCGCGTAGCCGACAGTGACCAGCGAGGCACTAGTTGCCACGCCACCACTTGCGCTAGTCAACTGCACCATAAGGCCTGTCGTCGCGTGCTGATACCAATCCCCGGCAAGGGTATTGCCACTGCCGCCTGAGGCAATCGACGCATACCCGATGATATAATTCGGGATATCGATGGCGATGCCAGTTCCCGTCTGTGATATCAGCGACTGAAAAGCGGCGATCTTGCCTGACGACACCGAGAAATCGCGTGACTTAAACGCCGCGCCACTAATCGCCCCGAGCGAGATATCGATACCAGCCGCCGCTTGCGGTGTCTTGATATTAATGCCGGTGGGATGCACCCACTTCATGATGGAGCTATTCGACCCCATCGGGTCATTGCCGTCGTAATCGCCGATCTGGAAACCAACCCGCCAGCCAGTCGTTGACCCATTGCCGACGCCGAATGCATGATCGCTATAGGCGCCCTGGTTGGCATGACCGCTAAGCGGGATACAATCAATGCCGATATGCTTCAGCGCACTCGCACCGGGATCGATGTAGGTATTTATCTCCTTGCCCTTAACAACGACGTAGTTAGTCGCGCCCGCCAACAGACGCGCATACTCGTTCCACGCATAGCACGCACCCGAAGCGGTCGTGCTTGTAAGGCCAGTGCCGCCCTCGTTAAACGCGACGTTACAGGTAGACTGGCCGCCTTGGTAAACAGTGTTTGTGCCTGCGGTGTTGCTGGATGCCCCGGTCTGCTGCATCTGTATCCGCAGGACGCCGCGGTGTCCGGTCATACCTCCGCCGCCGGAGTTCATGACAGCGTTAATCATCGCCATGCCGTTGCCGGTGCCGATCTGCACGCTGTCGCTCGGCACGGTCCATTGCATGAACTGGCCTTGGCCGGACACTGCTGTCTGGCTACCAGATGCGGCGAAGCTGATTGCCAACGGGCTCTGGCTTGTCGAATAGGCGCCGCTGAAGGCGATAGGCCCGCTGATGAAGTTATACTTCGTCTTCAGCAGCGCGTTGGCGGGCGTGAAATCAATGGTGTGCTGCGTGCTGGACGCAGTGAGCAGCGCCAGATTGCCGAGACCGCCGGTGGCGGAGATGGCAAGGGTATGCCCCGCACCACCCATATTGATCGCGAGGTTCTGTCCAGCCGTTGCCGCAATTACGCCATTGCTCAAGCTCACCGCTGCCGTTCCACCGAACGTTGTCGCCCCCGAAACAGCACCGCCAGTCAGCGGCAGCGTTGGTACCCAGGCGGAGGTCGATCCACCCCGGCCGTAGATGGTGCCGTCTGTCGGAGCCTCTGGAAAGTTCGGACCAGGCGGCCCAACAGGCCCCTGCGGCCCGGTAGGCCCCATAGGCCCTTGCGGCCCAACCCAGCGCTCCGGGTCCGGCGGCCCGGTGTCAGTGCCGGGGTAATCCGAATAGGCGATCTTGTATGCCATGGAGTGCCTAGAAGTATTGCGCCTGGATCGTTTGGCCTGACGTCGGCAGTGCGATGATCTGCGCCAGCGCGCGCCACGCCATCGTCAGGTCGTCGTTGTCCACCTGTTTCTCGAACTTCGGCGCGCAGTAATCGGCCGCGATCACCTCATACTGCGGCGCCGCCCACTCCGGTATGTCCTGCGACGACCACCGTACAAGGCCGCGCGCGAGCAGGTTGTTATGCACCGCCATGACCGCCTCGACGGCAATGTCGTGGCCGGATATCTCCATTACCCCGCGCCGCACCCGCGCCTCGAGGAACTGCACGAGCTGCGGATCGCCGCTCTTGCCGAACGACGACGCCGCAGCCTGCCCGGTCAGCTTCGTATATTCCTCGACGAACGCGCGTGGCACCGCAGTGGCGTCCCACCACACCAGTCCCTGGGCATCGAGTGCACCGTGGACGCTCGCCACCTTATCCAGCGCCAGCGCCTGGTCACTCGCGCTCGGCGTTTCATCGGCGGCGATGACGCCCAGCTCGGTGAGCGCCATCGTCGCGATGGTGGCGACCGGCACCATCTCCGTCATCACCGGACTATCGTCCAGCGGCACGATGGAGACACCGAGCCGCCGCAGCACCCGCTCGGCGATGGTCGAGACGGAGACGGTCATTGTGACCACGCTGGCATGGTTGGCATCAGCAGACTGTTCGGCTCAACGCGCGAAAAGTAGTCCTGCAATCGCGCCATTCCGAATTGATCGGCGTTCGTCTGGCTGGGCCAGAATGTCCATCGTCCGTCCGGCAATTGTGCCCATACGCCGCCAGGCGTCTGCGGCGTCGAGTAGGGGCTTTCGGTGCTGAATGTCGGATGGTTCGGCAACTTGCCGCCGGTATCGGGCAGATGACCCTCTGCGAAGGAGCCCCCGCCCTGCATTGCCCAGGCTCGGCGCAGGTCGTAGTCGTCGCTCATCCGATCCTGCGCCTGCTGCTGAAACAGCGCCTCGCCGACAGGTGTCAGGGCCGTGGTGCCGTCCCACGTAGGCGCGAGTTGGTTCCACGGCGCCGGCATTATGTCTGGCTCTGCCGTCGCAGATAGATTGCCTGCAGCCACTGCTCGAGCTGAGGCGTGGATTGGCCGCTCTGCCGCAGATAGTTCAAGGCGTTGTAGTAGTCGTGCGGCAGTTCAGCCGAGGTCGATCCGTAGTTAGCCGGCGGCGTTGGAATAGCGCCCGTGTAGGTGGCTGGCGGATTGAACCTCGGCAGTTGGTAGACGGAGCCAAAGCTGTAAGACGGGTCGTCAGGCGATGTGCCGGACGGGCCGATGTAACCCGCAGGCATTAGCTGGTTCACCGGCCCCGGCATAAGCTACGCCGTCCCGCCGATCATCGTGTCGCTGCCTGTGGTGCTGACGACGACTGGCACCTCCGGCGGCTTGGCATCCGGCGGCAGGTCGGTCAGTTGTGCGCTGGCCCCGAGCGGATCGAGGTTGGCGGCAACCAGGCCGGCGTTACGGAAGTTGGTATTGTCCTCGATGTTGGCGAACGCGCCGCCCTTCGCGCCGAGTGCCGCATCGCTCTTGGGGTCGAGAATGACCTGCGCGCCTTGGGTAGCCTTGGCGCGATCCGGGTCGGGCTTGGGGGCTTCGGGTGTTGTGCCTGACATGGCTTGCTCCTTATGCGTCTGGAGGCGTCGAGACGAAAACGGTGACCACGCCGTTGTCGACGGGTTTGTTTTCATCCGTCGTCGGATCAGTGCCGAAGCGCAGTTTGCCCACGCCGCGTATTTCCTGAATGCCCACGCCATGCATGTAGCCGTAGTCTCTTGTATTAGTCGTGCTCGTCGTGCGTTGGGCATACGCAATACCCAATGCTTGTGCCCCACAGAGGTAGCAGGCACCCACGTCTGACGGGCCTGAGCCCACTCCGGTCAAGATCGGCAGCTCCGGAATTTCCCGGATGATCACGCCATCAAAGAGAATATCCCCAGCCGTGAACAGCGGGTTATCGCTGCCCCTGTTCCATGCGTATTGCAGCGCGTTGGTGATGACGGTGTCCTTCATCAGGTCGCGGAACGCGAGCGACGGGACGAAAAGCACGTACCATTCTTCATCATTGTTGATCCGCAGCGGACGGATCGCCGGCGACGCGGTGCGGGCCATGCGCTTGGCCAGCGTGATGATCGAGGACGAGAGCAGATCCGACGCCGGCGCGATGGTGGCCAGAGCGGTCGCCATCACGTTCGACGACCCGTTGCTCTTGAGGTGGCCGTAGAGCACGCGGTTGACCGGCGATACCCAGTTGTTGGTGGTCCAGGTATTGCGCTGCGCGGCCGTTGCGGCGCCGTATGACACCTGCAGGTAGGCGTCTCCAGTTATCGCACCGAGGCTGCTGATGATATCATTCCGCAGCTTCGCCGTGCTCCAGTTCATCAGCACGGTGCGGGCAGCGTTGCGCAGGTCGATGACCGACTTCTGGGTATCCCAGTCCGACACCGCGACGGCGTGCCGGAAGGCAGCAACGGTCAGCTTCAGCGACCGGGCGTTGAGGATTTCTTCGTTGCCCTCTAGGATAGTATTCCCAGTAACCCCTGCCCCGACGAGGTTACGGACCATGGGGAACATGATGGAATCGCCGTTTTTGCGTGTCAAATCCGACTGGATTTGAATCATCGCGTTCTCGGTCGTCCCGAAGTAAACTGAGAATTGATTCCTTCTCAGGTACTCAACGAAAAACTCCGAATCCCAAATGATCGGCGTGAGATTCGGTCTAGCAGGGGTCAAATTCATGTCGGCCACGACATGAACTCCTTTTGCAAGGGTTGAAGTGGGATCGGCGCTGATGCCCGCTTCAACGACCCGGCAGACGGTCGAGACGCCCGCTTATTACGAGGCGGCGACCCTCGAAGCGCCCTTAACCCAGGCGACGGGTCCGACTATACTCGGTGCGGGACCGATGCCATGTCGGAGTGGCACCGGCCCCTGACCATCACCCTCGTGAGGCGAGAGCAATGGCTAGATCGAGAGTAGACGATCCGCTGACGGCGGACGAACTACGGCAGCGACTGCACTATGACCCGAAGCTTGGCCTGTTCTGGTGGAAAGAACGGCCGGGGCATAACTGGTGGAATGCAACTTTTGCCGGAAAGACCGCAGGATCGATTAGCGGCAGCGGTTATATCTACATCAACGTTCATAGGTTGGCTTATCGGGCGCATCGTCTCGCTTGCCTCTGGATGACCGGCGAGTGGCCGCCTGACGAGATTGACCACATCGACGGCGATCCGACGAACAACGCATGGACGAACCTGCGCCAAGCATCCAGAAACGAGAACTCGCAGAACCGGCATATCCAGACGAACAACACGACCGGCACCCGAGGCATTTCCTATAACCCCCGCCGTGGGCAATGGATCGTTCGGGTCATGGTCAACAAGACAAGCCACTTTGGCGGTTGGTTCTATGATCTGGAGGAAGCGAAAAGGGTAAGGAAGGCACTCGTACTGCGCCTGCATGGTAGGTTTGGAGGCGATTAAAACCGATTGTTGCCGCCTCTCCGGGTTTGCACCGGGGCAAGGATGTCCTCCATAGACGGCGGGCCGGTGTATGCCGGCTCGTTGCGCGACGCCATGCTTCTGACGTTGGCGAGCGACGGCGGCAGGTGGGCAGCGGGCGAGGCAGGAGGTGTCCGGGAGGTGGAGGAAGTTACCTCGGCCTCCCAC